CCAACCCCATATTTTAGCTTTTAAGAATGCAAAATCATTTTGTTTTGCTTCTACAGGACTTATCCCGGTCTCCATATTATGAAAATTCTCACGTCCCCAAACAATTAAATCCTGATTTTGTGTATCAACCCGAATACTTCGAACCGTTTCGCCGCTTCTATTTTTCTTTGCCTTAAGGATATTTGATACAACTTTTAGTTTGTAAATATTACCCTCGAATACTAAAACGTCCGTTACTTTTTGACCGATTAATTGAGGCATAAGCTGTAAGTGCATGTAATATTAAAAACATATCCATATTCATCACAATCAAGATTCTGCCAATTCGGGAAAGGCTTTTGAGTAAGATTACATTCAATTCCTTTACTCCTTAATAGGTTTCGAAAATCCATAAATGAGAACATTATTTGTTCTAAATTTGCGTTAATATCCTCAGAAGATACCTGTTTAAATCCGATATGAATAATGTAAAGACTCAAATCCCGGGATACCCTTCTTTGTGGATCGAATAACGGCTGCAATGGTTCGTTAAAGGTTCGTAAAATACACGGATAATCAGTTATATTTCGGTCTGTTATAATGTTTTTATCCTTTTGACCATAAGCAAAAACCCACGAAAAACCGCTTTTTCGGGCGCAATCTTGAAATATAGTATCGAATGTTGTCATTTATTTTGATTTTTACTGATTATTTCGTTGTACTTTCTTTGTCTGTTTGCCTCTTCAATATCTACACGGAACACAAATTTGTAAATAGTCCATGAATAATTTCCTGCATCCTCTAAAGAACTGATCCCCTGTCTGCGTGCAAAACTATCTTTCATTTTTGCGATTGAATCTTTGTCTGGCTGTCCGTATCCGGCTGCTTTTTCGTCCTCCGATAAATCCAATTTCATTTTGCTAAATTCTTCTGCCTCTTGTTTGATTCGGGTTGATACCTCGTTTGCAAAATTATAGAAGTCGATTAAAGGGGCATTAAATAGCCAACGTGCTGCCCATTTTTCAGAGTCTTTATGAATCCACTTTTTAAACCGATTCAATTTTGAGTAAAAGAAAATTTCAACTATTGCGGTCATTAATTCGTTAGGTTGTTTAATGTCCCACAGCCAACCCAAATTATTAAATGACATATCATAAAATTTGAGGGGTATAATTCCCCTTATTTTATCCGGCATAGTAAACTTTGAACATTCTTTTAAAATGTCGGTATTAGTAAGATTTAGGATTGGTGAAATCCTTGTCATTTTCTTTAATTTTGTTTTGCCGGTGATTATCATATAAAGTATTGTTTTGAAAAGAAATCTTTTTTATATTCGGTACCCTGAAAATACATATTAATAGGGTAAGTGTCTGTCAATTTTAGTTCATCCAATTTACCCCGGATAATTAAATTCATTTCTACCATTTCATTCCAGGCATCTGAATATTTTGTTTGAGATAAAACAACCTGACTAACTTCTGTTTGTTTAACCGTCACCCCTGAAGCCGTAGCAGTACTTTGATTGGTGGGTAATATCTTACAAAATACATAATTTGCAAGCGGTGAAATGAATGATACATCGTCCGTTAAATAATCAGTAACCTCTGACGGTACAACTTCACTGCCAAATAAATTTATAAGAAATTCCTTTTGGTACCGGGCAATATTCCGGTTTAATTCCATTATTTCATTGGATGCAATTTGAGATGATGGGGTATCTTTAAAGGGTGAAATATTTAGATAAGGTAATTTGAGTTTACCCCAAAAATATTGATAATCAATTATATTGTCCATTGGAAGTTGGTATTAAAAAAGGGTTAGTCGATTTGACCAACCCTTTATATTAGTTAATAAGAATTACTTTATTCTTTCTCTGCTTTAGGAGTTTTTTCTTCCTTTGCTTTTTCAACAAAATCTTTAGAGATTAGATTTTTTGCAACCTCGTCTACCAACTCAATTTTATTGCCTTTAACGTAATGTCCAAATGGTTTTAATACGGATACTTTCATGATTTATTTTTTTTATTATTATTGTTTAAATCAAGTCCACTATTAATTTAGTGGACTTGATTTATTACTATACTGCTGTAATAGCCGTAACCGTTGCAGCAACATCCGATACCTTAACAAATGCGTTTTTATCCACATCCTGAACACGTAAGTTTTCACGGGTATAAGCCATAATAGTTGTCATACCTGTTTTTTTATCGTCCTCGATTTGTGCGATTTCGATAACCAGGTCATCCCAAACGTACAATGTTGCAAGGGAGAAATCTCCCGCTAACAAAGTATTTGCAGTTACCAAAGGATTTTCAATTGCAGTCATTTGACCGATTGAATTAAATCCGTTACCCATCACCCACTGTGGGAATAAATAAGCACCTTGTAACGTTTTTGCATAACGAACTTTATCAAAGTCCTTACGATTTGCAATTACATAATTAGGCATTGCAGCACCCAGTAAGTCGGTATCGATTTGGGTTATGATCTTTCCCGCCAAATCAATTATATTTGCTTCGGGTATAGAAATACCGGTTGTTACAAATTCTTTAGCATAAGCTAAAATTCCTTTGATATTGTTTCCGGTTCCATCACCACTTAAAAGAGCTGCATTTTCTTTGAGTCTCATGTTTCGTTCAACAAGTCGTTGAATTTCACCAAGTACGAAGTCAACATCTTTTAATGAGTCCATACCGATTTTAAGCCAGTCAAATAAACGCTTCCCGCTGATGTTTTTTTCAACCCATGTTAAATTTGATGCTGTTCCGGGAGTACGTGGATCGCCTGCTGTTTCAGTTGCGTTATTTGTTACGGCCAATTGTTCATACCATTTTACTGATCCGTGTGTGTTCCCGCCCAACTGAACAACCTGAAATAAGTTACGTAAATAAGGCATACCCCTGTGAATTTCACCCGGTAAACCCGGTGCACGATAGGCATTCGTATCAGATGTTACACTTGCTCCTGAAATTGCCTTTGTGGTGGTCTTTATTTCAATACGTCCGGCACCACCTTCTTCAATCATTTTGTCAATTGCTTCTTTATTTTCGGTAAGCAATTCTTTCAGGGTTTTTTCAGGTGCGTTTCCACCTTGCAATTTCAATGCTGCGAGGGCTTCTCCTTGTTTGATGATTACCTTTTCAAGAGTTTCAAATGTAGTCTTATCAACTCCTTCTTTAAACTGCTTGTCAATATCAATCTTAAAATCTGCAAATGCTTTTGTAAGAGCTTCTTTAGATGCAAATTTATCCAATGTTGCGTTAAATGCTTTCAATTCTTCAGCAATTCCGGCTTTCATTTCTTCTGCTGTCATTTCTTTTTAATTTAATTGTTGTTTAAATAATTGTTTAAATTCTTCAACAGTGACCGTGTCGGCTGTCTTATCCTTATTTTGTGTGTCATCTGACGGCACAAATTCGTTTACTTGTAGTGTAGGAGTTGCACTATTAGATCCAAGCACAACGGCTGAACCTTCCACCAATTTAGCTTCAGTAACTGCCCAAAAATATCCCTGTTCGTTGGCACAATCAACGTTAGCAACCTGATTAATATATTTATCCCAATTGTCTTTTTCGCCTGAATAATAAGCATCCATGGAGTTGATACAAAGAAATAATGAAACATATCGCATCCCTACTGAGTGTTGTTTAACATATCCTTTCAAATACTGTTCAAACATGAATTCATTACGATCTTCACTAACTACCGAATCAAAAATTAACGCTTCTGTTTTCCCGGTGAACGATTCGCCAAGTTCAGACCATAACATTGATTGAGCCGTTGCGATTACCTCATCGCTGATCACATTTTCAAATTTTAAACAATGTTCTTGAATGTGATAAATTAACTTTTGTTCTTTTAATGTTTTATTCCAAAGTCCCGGTATATGTACGTCCCCGTGTGAGTCAAGTAAGTTAGTAGTATTGATTACAATTTTAACTTTTAGTTTATCAAGTTCGGGTGCTTCAATTTCTGCAATTGCCTTATTTATTCCCGATTTAGTTATTCCGGATGTTGACAAAGAACCATAAGATAAGGCATCAGCGCATTTTAATGCTGCTTTTTTCTCTGCCATTAAAAGACTTTTATTGTCCTTTAAATATTTAAAAAGTTGATCCTTTGTTGCAAATTCTTTCATTTATTGATTATTTGATTTGAATCAATTTGTTTTTTCTTTTGTTCGACAATTTTTTTAATGTCCTTGTCGGTTAATTTTTTGTCCTGTGGTATCATTTTATAAAATCGTTAATTACAGTTACTGCATCCTCCACCTTCATCATTCCATTAGTTACAGCCAATACACATCCATCAACCATTGTCTTAAATCCCATCGCTGAATCTTTTGTCGACTTCTGCATACATTCCAAATGTGAATAGTCATAATAGAATTTATATCCATATTTTTCAGAATCAAAAAGAACATCATATGCCTGACTTATTACTTCTGAGTCTGGGATAATGGTATCCTCATAAAATTCAGTTTTGGCTTCTAAATAGGTATTAAATTTTGTTGTATCTGGAAGTCCAATTAAAGGAATTGGAATTCCAAATGCCTGAGATATTGCCCTATGATCTGCATTTTCGCCATCAAATAAACCTAATTGCCTGACATCCATTCCAATTTTGGAAGCGGTTGTTGGATATTTAGAAATCATTGTGCTGAATTGATTGTTTAGCAACCCATAACGCTCATAATCTCGCTGAATTTCAAGTTTTTGTTCGTTGGTAAACTCATTACCCATTCCTAATTCGCCTTTGCCTGCTTGAGGGCTCAACAGTACGTCTGCTCCTCTTCGCTTAATCAAATGGTTTCGGCTTTCCAAAGATCCAATTATATTTTGTATTGGTTTTCTTAACGCATCAATTCTCGATTTTGGCTGCATTTCAAAACCTTGCGTAAGGTTGCAGCTCGTATCCTGTATTTCATAAATCAAATCGGTGTCATCACCGTTTAACATAAATGTCATTCCAAAAATGGTAATCGAATAATACCGGATTAATTTTGCTTGGTTGCTTAAAATATTTGAAGGCTTATTGTAGGATATTGTGATACAATTGTTAGGAATGATTATCAGTCCTGTAATTTTATCATAGCCTACCGGCTTCACCTTGTAAACATAGGCAGCACCATATACATTGATAAACGTTTCGAGCGTCCGCTCAAATTGGTTTTTTGTTTGGTATGCATTCGGCTTTATCAATACTTTCATTGCCTCATCAAACGCCTTTGATGTGATTACATTTTCATCTTTATCAACACAAATCAATTTTCCCTTTGTAATTGCCTGAGCTTTTTTATTAATAATTGATTGAAGTGGTGGGCAATTGTCGTATGCTGCTGTCTGAAAAGATGTTCCTATTTGATTAAAAATGTATTTACTATCTGAATTATACGATCCTGTAAATGCAGAAAATTGGTCATCTGTCATTTTATCCATGTTTGAAAGAGTTAAATTCTCTTTCAATACAGCAAACG